AATGCGTACCTCTAGCGAAAGCGAGATCAATGACAGAGGGACAGAGAAGATCTGCCGTTGCCAGGAAACGGGCAGTTGCCAATGTGGGACCTAAACCTACAAACGTTAAAACAATCGTTAATAGAAAAAAAGCAGCAGATGGATATTTTGGTCCAAGTATCTCGGGTGAATATGGTGGAGTTAATTTAAGTAATTCAAGTTCAAGAAAATATTATGGAAACATGTTGAAAGGATTTAAAATATAATGTCAGGTGGCGGTTCATTTTCTAGTGATCAAAAGTTTACAACGCTTACAGCGGACGGTAATTTTAAAACTATAACAGGTGGTTCAACTAATTTAGGGCCATGTAGAGTAACTTACATACAAGCTCACGGTGGAACAAACTGTTTAGTAAAACTACATGATGGGACTGGAACAGGTGGGTCTTTAGAGTTTCAAGCTAAATTTAGTTCTGAAGGACTTGATGTAATGGTTCCAGGTTCTGGTATAAGATTTAGAACAGGAGTTTATTTAGATTTAACAACTACAGATTCGGTTACCATAGGATACACTGGATGATTACTCCAAGAATTACTTTTGCATCTGGTGGCAGAGCAAGAGATAAACAACCACCTAAAACTAAAAAATATTTTAGATCAACTAAATCTGGTGCAGGTATGACTGCAGCAGGAGTTGCAAGATACAGACGTGAAAACCCTGGGTCTAAACTAAAAACAGCGGTCACTGGCAAAGTCAAACCAGGATCTAAAGCTGCAAAAAGACGTAAATCATTCTGTGCCAGAAGTGCAGGGCAAATGAAAAAATTCCCAAAAGCAGCGAGAGATCCTAATTCTAGACTACGTCAGGCTAGAAGAAGATGGAAATGCTAGTAAATCTATTTAAAAAAATATTTGGTATTGATCAATTGGAATATAGAATTAGACTACTAGAGAGAAAAAATTACTGGAGGGAAAAATATGGCGGATCCAAAAGTCGGAACAGGTAAAAAACCAAAAGGATCAGGAAGGAGATTATACACAGATGAAAATCCAAGAGACACTGTCAGCATTAAATTTGCGACTCCGAGTGATGCGAAAAAGACTGTCGCGAAAGTTAAGAAAATTCCTAAAACGTTTGCGAGGAAAATTCAAATCCTAACCGTTGGAGAACAGCGAGCCAAGGTTATGGGTAAATCAAAAGTCGCTGCTATATTTAAGAAAGGTAAAGATGCTATTAGAAGAACTAGAAATAATAAGTAAATTACAAAAAAATTTGAAAGATTCCTACCAATCAATTGGTGATGCAATGATTGGAGGGGGTGTTGACAATATAGAAAAATATAAGTATCTACTAGGACAAGCGCATGCTTATTATAAAATATCACAGGAGATCTCTAACCTGCTGAAAAACAAGGAGCAAAAAAATGAAGTTAAGACAGACAGAGAAAATATCATCAGATTCGACGCAACCAAAAATTAAATTAGCGTTAGAAGAAAAATATAAAGAAGAAGATAAAAAAGAAATGGACGCATACGAGCGTCTAAAAGAAAAAGAATCAGATAAATTACCTAAACCAACAGGGTGGAGAATATTAGTTCTACCTTTTAAAATGCCAGAAAAAACTAAAGGTGGTATTTTTTTAGGGCAAGATACTTTAGAGAGACAACAAGTTGCATCAACATGTGGATTAGTTTTAGCGATGGGTCCACATTGTTACGACAAAGATAGATATCCAGAAGGTCCGTGGTGCAAGACCGGTGATTGGGTGATTTTTGCAAGATATGCTGGATCTAGAATCCAGATCGATGGCGGGGAAGTTAGATTGCTAAATGATGATGAAGTTTTAGCAACCATTGATAAACCTGAAGATATACTTCATCAATATTAACATAGGAGAGGACTATGCAAGAAGAAGAAAAGACAGTTGATATTGACACCTCTGGTCCAGATACTGAAGTAGAGTTACCTGAAACTAAGGAGGAAGTTAATGAAACAACTAACGACAATACTGAGTCCACTGACACATCTGAGAAACCTAGTGAGCAGTTGGATGTTCAAGATAACAAAGAGAACGAAGGACAGAAAGATACAGAGCAAAAGAAAGAATTAGACGATTACTCTGATGGAGTAAAAAGAAGAATAGCTAAACTAACCAAAAAAATGCGTGAAGCAGAACGAAGAGAAGAAGCTGCAACGTTATACGCAAAAGGTGTTTTAGACGAACAAGAAAAACTAAAAGCAAGATTAGCAAAAGTAGATACAAACTATGTTTCTGAACTAGAGGGTAGAATTAAATCTGGTATGGAGGCAGCAGTTGCTAAACTTGCAAAAGCTAGAGATGAAAACAACATCAAAGATGAAGTTGCAGCTCAAGCTGAAATAGCTAGATTAGGTTACGAAGAAGCAAGATTAGGTGACTTAAAATCTAGACAAACTAAAGTCGAAGAAAAACCTATTCAACAACCAGAAGAATATGTTCAACCTGTTCAGAGAAGAGTGGATCCAAGAGCTCAAGAATGGGCTGAAAAGAATACATGGTTTAATAATGATATGGTTATGACTGAAGGCGCAAAAGCTATCCATAGGCAATTAGTTGAGGAAGAAGGGTATGATCCTATTAACCAACCTGAAGAATACTACTCAGAAATAGACAAAAGAATATCTCTTGAATTTCCTCACAAATTTGCTAAAAAGGAAACAGAAACGACTAAGCCTACTCAAACTGTTGCATCTGCAACGCGTAGTAGCAAAACAGGTCGCAAAACACAAAGACTCACACCGTCTGAGGTAGCAATTGCTAAAAAATTAGGTGTGCCACTCGATAAATATGCTGAACAAAAGCAAAAAATGAACACGGGAAAGGCGTAAAAAAATATGAGTAAAGATAAAAATAAAGCCGATAATCGTGCGAGTCAGGTTAAAAGTGATGAGACAAAAGTTGAATCACGTGCTCAACAGGTTCAACCACCTGTACAAAGCAAACCTTGGACTCCACCGTCATCTTTAGATGCACCCCCTGCAAAGGAAGGTTTTCAACACAGATGGTTGAGGGCTGAATCTTTAGGGTTCCAAGATACGAAGAATATATCTGGAAGACTTAGATCAGGATACGAATTAGTTAGAGCTGATGAATATCCAGATTCAGATTACCCAATGGTTGAAGATGGAAAATACAAGGGAGTGATCGGAGTTGGAGGCCTAGTGCTGGCTAGGGTACCTATAGAGATCGCACAGAGTAGAACTGATTACTACACTAGAATGCACGACGACAAAATAAAAGCCGTCGATCACGAACTCAAAAAGGAACAGCATAGAAGTATGCCGATCAATATTGATCGTCAATCTTCGACAACCTTCGGTGGCTCAAAGAAAAGTTAATTTTTTAACAATTCAAAGTCCGCCGGATAAACTTAACAAGTCTTTAAGGAGGACTATACTATGGCAAACCAAGACGCACCTTTTGGGTTAAAACCAATCGGTAAAGTTGGTCAAAATAGAGACAATCAAGGTTTATCCGAGTATGATATAGCTGCTTCGGCAACTGCTATCTACTTCAATGACCCAGTTAAAATGAAAGCTGATGGAACAATTGAAGTTGCAGGTGCAGGTGGAGCAATACTAGGTTCCTTGGGAGGTATCTTTTTTACCGACGCAACAACTAGTAAGCCTACTTTTGCGAATCACTTAAACGCATCCAACACAGCGACAGATATCGTTGGGTTCGTTACTGATGATCCGTATCAGAGGTTTGAAATACAAACAAACAACACAGGCGCTTCTGCTAATACTGATATCTTTAATGTTGCAGATATCGAATACACAGCTGGAAGTTCGCCAGACTTCGTGTCCGCAGTTGAATTAAATGATTCAACTCTAGCAAACGGCTCATCTGCTACTTTGCAGATTCTAGGTTTATCTAGAGATCCATCTAACAGTGATGTTGGCTCTGCTAACGTCAACTGGATCGTTAGAATAAACGAGCACGAGTTAGACATGAATGTAAATGGAGTATAAGGAGGATAACTATGGCCATTTCTAGAGGACAACTAGTCAAAGAACTAGAGCCAGGTTTGAATGCCTTATTCGGCCTGGAATATAATCGTTATGAGAATCAGCATGCTGAGATCTATACTACTGAAAGTTCAGACAGAGCGTTTGAAGAGGAAGTAATGTTATCAGGATTTGCTCAAGCTCAAGTTAAACCAGAAGGTTCTGGTGTAGCTTTTGACAATGCTCAAGAGACTTACACTGCAAGATACCAACACGAAACTGTTGCTCTTGCCTTCGCGATAACTGAGGAAGCAATCGAAGATAACTTGTACGACCAACTTTCATCTAGATATACAAAAGCATTAGCTAGATCGATGGCGAATACAAAACAAGTAAAAGCTGTTAGCCCATTAATTAATGGTCTACCGGGAGTGACAACTGGTAAGTTTACATCTGGTGACGGAGCAAACTTATTTAGTACATCACACCCTACAATTGCTGGTAACAT